CTGCCTCTAAAGATCCGGCAGAGATTAAAATAAAGTCCTACCCTGTAAAGGGTACGGATCGTAAGCTAAGGTGCGCCGAGAGTGTTGGGCCTCTCTTGGCGGCCTTTGCTTCCGAGTTTCACGAGCTTATCGAGCCTATCGATGAGGGCGTTTTTGACGATTGGGGCTATGCTTACAGGATGGTTAGAGGCAATCCCACAAAATTATCGTGTCACTCCTCCGGCACAGCTATAGACCTTAACGCTACAAAGCATCCGTTAGGCAAGTACGATACTTTTGCAGCTGAGAAAGTACCGATGATCCGGGCCCTTGCTAAAAAGTACGGCCTCAAGTGGGGCGGCGACTTTAAGAGCAGGCCGGACGATATGCACTTTGAGGTAAACGTGACACCGGTAAAGGCAAAAGAGTTAATAAAGAAGTTAGGACTAGGAGATAAAGATGAATAAAAAGCAATTAGAGGCAGCTGCAAAGTCATACGCACGTGCAGCGGTAGCCTCAGTAGTAGCTCTATATATGTCAGGTATTACAGATCCTAAGGTATTGGCTAACGCCTTTATCGCCGGCCTTATCGGACCTCTTGCTAAGGCACTGCAACCTAGCGAGAAGGCCTACGGCCTCGGCTCAAAATGATCCGGGCCCTGATAGGGGCATTGATGGGGACTTTGCTCTTATCGGGGTGCGGTTATGATGGCTGGGTCAGATATGAGTGCCAAGAATACGAGAACTGGGAAAAGCCTGAGTGCACTTCGCCACAATGCGAGGCTACCGGAGTCTGCACTAAGGATCTTATTACGATCGATGAGTAAAGAAAATAAACGGCTAACGCCTGAGGACATACACGCACGGTTAATCTTTCTAATCGGTGCGGTACTAGCTTTAACCTTTTTTGTAATTACAGGCGGGGCCGTCTACGCCTTAGTGTTTGTTACTCAGCCTGTAGGGGCTCAAGCTCCTAACGATCGGGACTTTATACAGTTACTACAGACCTTGGCCATATTTTTAACCGGGGCCCTTGGCGGTGTATTGGCCGGTAATGGCCTTAAGTCTAAACCTAAAGAGCAACCTAAGAGCGACACGCCAAACACGAATACGCTTTGATATCTGACAAAATGCCCCCATACTGATACTACAAACGCTGAGAGGGCTACTCGGTTGAGTTGCTTGATCGGCCTTAACAAAGGGCTAAGTAATGAATAGTTTAGATATATTAATCGCATTAGCAGCTGCAGGTATGGGCTTTATGTTTATGGTCATTGGTTACTCTGTAGGTTTTAAGCATGGACACGGTGAGGGTTTTATCCGTGGTCGTGCTATCTCTCAAGCTCTTAAAGACAAGGAGCTAATCTAATGAGTTTTTTAGATAACTACGAGGACGTAAACGCAAGGATTACCCGCTTTCGATCTGAGTTTCCCTCAGGCAGATTAATTACCATTATCGAGGATAAAGATCTAACGGCCGGATGGGTGCTTATTAGAGCTGAGGCTTATCGTGAGTTTGAGGATGCAGTACCTAGTGCAGTCGATTACGCATATGGCAACGTAGCTAGTCTTACGGCGAACATGCGTAAGTGGCTAGTCGAAGATACCTCAACCTCTGCTATAGGTCGAGTAATTGGCCTCCTATCCCCTAGCCCTGCCGGTCGTCCTACACGTCAGGACATGGAGCGCGTTGAGGTGTTACCTGCAACATCGGATCCATGGGCGACCCTGAACATCACACAAACAGCCAAGGACACCGGCACAACATCGCTTAATACTGCGATGAAAGAGATAAGCGCTCAATTAGGCGGCGAGCTTGTAGCTGAGCCCGCTCGATGTGCTCATGGCACGATGATTTGGAAACAAGCGGCAGCTGGTAGCCCTAAAAATTGGGGCGGTTACTTCTGTACTGAGAAAACTAAAGCTACTCAATGCTCCCCTTACTGGCACGTATTGGCCAGCGATGGCAAGTGGAAGCCACAGGTATAACCATGGGCGAAATTACTTTCATTAAAGATGGTTATGCCTCTGTCATCCATGATGACGGCACAATGACTACTACTGCTCTCGATCGATGCGATCAGTGCCTTGAGTGGCAAGCAACGAGCGGTGGCCTACAAATACGCGACTATGGCCAAGAGGTACTTATTTGGCTATGTGCATCATGCAGGGCCTGATGATCGACCGCGTAATCCTTGATCGCTCACAAGAGATCATGGCTCACCGTACAGCTTTAGACAGAGCTGCCGTTATGGATGCTGAGTGGTTTCGCCTATTTGGGCAGAATCTCAATTATCACGAAATGATAACTCAGCACGCCGAAAGCGTGGGAGCTGAGATAGCTGTAGCTGAGTATTTTGGTTTACGCGGCTTTGTGCCAAGCATTAATACCTTTAAGGCTGAGGCTGACGTTGAGACTTTAGAGGCTCGCATCGAGGTTAAACACACGAAGTACGCCAATGGGCATCTCATCTTGCAAGAGTCTCAGCGCTCGCGGCCTAATGATGTCTGCATATTGGTATATGGCAAAAGCCCTGTCTATCAGCTATTGGGATGGATACCGGCACACATGGCGATGATGCCTCGGTACAAACACTCACAGCAAGGCAATTATTGGGTGAGTCACCGTAACCTATTTGAGATGAAGTATTTAAGGAGCTCTAACTATGGCGATACACAGATCTAAGTGCCGTATATGTAAGCGCATTACAAATCACGAGGAGCGCATAGTCACAGATAACCTGCCACCCTATGTAAAAACGCTCCAATGCGTAAGCTGTGGGGTTATGGGCGTTGTCCTTATGGAGGATATGGATGCCTAGAAAACTACTAGACCTGTTTTGTGGCGCTGGCGGCGCCTCTATGGGCTATGCACGGGCCGGCTTTGAGGTTACAGGTATGGATATAAAGCACGGTAAACGTTATCCCTTTAAGTACATACGAAGGGATGTAATGGAGTTACGGCCTGAGGATCTAGAGGAATATGACGTGATCCACGCATCCCCTCCATGTCAGACCTTTAGCGCTACTCGCCATTTACGTAATGCACAGGGTAAATCCACAGATAAAAAGGATTTGTTAGCTCAGATACGGTCATTATTGGTTGTATCCGGTAAGCCCTATGTAATTGAGAACGTTATGGGAGCTCCGCTTATCGATCCTGTACAGATATGCGGATCTGCATTTGGGCTGAAGGTACGTAGGCATAGACTGTTCGAGAGCAATGTGCCGCTTAAAGGTACGGAGTGCCATCACAAGCAACAGGGAAAGCCTGTGGGTATCTATGGCTCAATGCGTGATGAGATACCGGGCGGCGGGCATACAGCTAAGACTATGGCTGAGGCCAATGAGGCTATGGGTATCGACTGGATGATATGGGGCGAGTTAGTTGAGGCTATTCCACCTGCATATACGCATCATATTGGGATGCAATTATGAGACACGACACTCCCAAGATCCCGCGTAAATTGAAATGGATTTGGATCCTCATGCTACCCTTGTGTAGTTCATTAAATATTCCTGCTAACGCAGTTGAGATAAATCAAATAGATAAATATAAAATCTATATACATTTAAAAGTAATGAATTATAATGAGTTTAGATGTATTGAAAGATTATGGACTAAAGAAAACAGGTTATGGGATCCCTATGCCAAGAACCCTAAGTCCTCTGCATTTGGTATACCTCAGCTGTTAAAACTCAAAGAGACTAACCCTTATGTCCAAATGGATTTGGGTTATAAGTACATAGTCCATCGTCATAAGACACCATGCAAAGCCCTTGCCTATCATGAGCTTAAAGGGTGGTACTAATGGTTCAAGGTAGACATGATCCACGCCTTAGCCGTAAGTACAAGGCACAAAGACTTATAGTGTTAGCACGTGATGGCTATGTATGCACATACTGTGGACAAGATGCTACGACTGTGGATCATATTGTCAGTCTCAAACATGGAGGCGATCCAATCAGTTTAGAGAATATGGTGGCATGTTGTAAGAGATGCAACAGCTCAAAGGGTTCACGCTCACAGGCTGTTTTTTGTCCATAGTTTATTTATACATACAAACTCTTTATAATTCATTACTTTTATATGTATATATATTTTATATTTATCTATATCTTTTATCTCAACTGCGTTAGCAGGAGTATTTAATGAACTACACAAGGGTAGCATGAGTATGCAAATCCATTTCAATTTACGCGG